ACAGTTCCCTCAACCACTTCCTCTAGACAAGTTAATTGTTTTGAATGAAATTCAAACTAAACTTGGAATGGGCCTTGAGTCTAAAGAAGGTGCATTGCGTCAACTTGGTGAAGAATTCCCAGAAGAGAAGTTAAACGAGATTCGTGAAGAACTTATGTCTGATGCACAAGCAGACGGTGCCCTTCAATTGATAAAGATTCAAATTCAGAAAGCCATTATGGATATGACTGGCATGATGCCAGGACCTGATGGAAATTCTGCAATGCCGATGGAGCCAACACCTATGGGTGATGGAGATGTTTTGGGAGACGGTATGTCTGGTGCCGAAACAAAAGAAAATGTTGAAGACCCTGCTAACCAAGAGATGATGGGCACTCAAAAGATGGCTGAAGCAGAGATACGAAATAAACTTGTTACTGACGCCTATGGAACTAAAATTCCACAAAGGAGAGCGGTAGACAAGGAATAAAAGATTTCTGATAATTATCAGAATATAATGAGACAAATGCGTTAAAATGTAATGCAATTATCTCATTAAAACCAAGTGGCACGCCGTAAGGCATTCGGACAACGACATAAGAAAGATAAGTGATTACAATGGAAGAAAACCAAGTAATTGAGACTCCAGCACCAGTTGCTGAAATTTCAGAAATGAGTAATACAACAGTGACTGCTTTTACTGCAGAGGATATTGCAAAGGCCCGTGCACAAGAAAAGCAAAAGTTGTACCCTCAGATGGAAAAAATGCAAGAAGAATTAGCAAAGGCTAAGGCTCTTGCAGAAGACCTTGCTTCTAAAGAAGAGCAACGTGAAGCAGAGCGTATTACTAAAAACGCTGAACGTGCCGCAAAGAAGAAGCAAGAAGAAGAACAAGAACTAACTTTCAAGGAACTCCTTTCTAAGAAGGAGCAAGAATTTCAGTCTCAATTAGATGCTGAACGTCTTGAGAGAGAAAAGGCTTTTGCCCTCCTTGACAGAGAACGTCAGTTTCAAGATTTAATGTCTTACCGTGCACAACGTATTGAGCAAGAGCGTGACACTATCGTCCCTCAACTCATTGACCTTGTTAGTGGTAATACACAAGAAGAAATTGAGCAGAGCATTGCAACGCTTAAGGACAAGTCTGCAGGAATTATGCAAGATGTTCAGCAAGCGACTGCTAATGCAAAGCAGCAAATGGTTGGAGCACGTGTAACCGCTCCAGCATCAGGACCCCTCGATAACAATTCGGAACAACAATCGTACTCACCTGAGTCAATCAGGGATATGTCATTGGCAGAATACTCGAAACAAAGAGCCAAATTACTTGGCACTGCAGCCAGCAACCGTGGTCAGGGACTGTTCGGTTAATCCCCCCTCAACAACTACGAAAGGACTTGACCTAAATGGCAAGTGCAATTACAGGTACTGGGCAACTCGCAGGAGCCCCAACCGCTTACTCAGGTTCAAACTCATCTTTGAACCAAGCAATTCAAACAATCTGGAGCAAGGAAATCTTGTTCCAAGCAATGCCAATTCTTCGTTTCGAACAGTTTGCAGTTAAGAAGACTGAACTAGGTGTAGCACCTGGTCTTCGTGTGAACTTTCTTCGTTACAAGAACTTTGCTGTAGACCCATCTCCTCTAACAGAAGGTGTTCGTATGACAACGAACGCTCTTACTGCAGAGCAGATTGCTATTACAGTTGCAGAACACGGCTACGCAGTAGCAGTTTCTGAACTTCTTTTGAACGCATCATTCGACGATGTAATGGCATCAGCCTCACGTCTTCTTGGTCGTCACATGGCTCAGTACTTAGATGTACAGGCTCGTAACACACTTTCTGCTGCAACTTCTGCTGTCTTTGGTTACGACCGTACAGGCATCACAGGTGGCGCATTTACTAACTACGATGAAGGTTCAGTCGGAACTTCAATCGCTTCACTTGATGGTAACCACAAGTTAACAACAGGTGCAATCAAGGATGCTGCTCTTACCCTTGCTGGTAAGAACATCCCTCGCTTAGGTGAGACATACGTACAGTTTGTACACCCAAAGCAATCTAGAGACCTTCGTTCGAACCCAGAGTTCATCGAAGTAACTAAGTACGCTGCTCCAGGTAACTTCATGCTAGGTGAAATCGGTCGTCTTTACGACGTAGTATTCATCGAAACAACACAGGTTAAGAAGTTGGCTGCATCAGGTTCATACACAACATCAACTCTTGTTGGTGCTCCAGCAGACCAAGGTGTTGTTCCTGTTAAGGCTAACACCAACCCAGGTTCAGGCGGAAACCCAAACTCTGCAGATTACACTGCAGAAGCAGGTTATCTAACAGCAGCATCAGGCAACTCTGCTGATGTTTACGAATCAATCATGATTGGTGACAATGCATTTGGTCACGCAATCTCTCTCCCAGTTGAACTTCGTGATGGTGGCGTTCTTGACTTCGGTCGTGAGCACGCTCTTGCATGGTACGCAATCTGGGGTCTCGGTGTTATCACCGACCAGGCTATCGTCAAGGTTTACACAAACTAAGACACCGATGTTTGGGGGCCCTACTCCTTCCTGGGCCCCCAATCATCACAATTAAACAAACTATTTTAGGAGAAATACACCGTGGCAAATAAACCAACAAGTCCGCTAGATGCAACTGGTCTAGCAGCAGAAAAAGCAGCAAAAGCAAATCAAGCAGAATTACGCAAACGTAAAGATGAAATCTCTATTGCTGCGCAGATTGAGGCAGAGAGTCTTGAGAACGATATCTTCGACCCGAAGAATCCAGAGACTCCACTTGTACTAGATGATATTGAAGATGTTGGAGTTACAGTTGCAAATGATTCAGTAATCATTCGCACAATTACAGACATCGAAGAAATGACTTATGGAGTCGGAAACTCTTACACTTTTAAAGCAGGTGTTAAGTACCGTGTTCCATCAGGTCTTGCAGCATATCTAGAACAACTTGGATACATTTGGCGTCCTAACTAAAAAGTTAGCACGTCTACAGTAGTCCGACCCTCATCTGGTTCCCGCCCTCCTCCCAGATGGGGGTTGGACCTTTTAATTTTGAAATAATGCGGGATGATATGACGAGAAATTTACGGAGGTAACGTGGCAACACTTACGAGTCTTGGAGACCGTCTTCGCTTTGAAATTGGCGACACAGGTAAATCTTTTGTCTACCAAGTAATAGCAGACGGTGTTACTGACCGTTACTTAATTCCATATTCTCCTATTGATGGAGAGGCTCTTTTGGTCTATGTAGATAACGTAGATACTTCTGCTGATGCAACTGTTGAAGAACTTACAGGATTTGTAACTTTTGACGATATCCCTCAAGCAGGCGCTGTTCTGGTGTTTTCAGGAGTTTATTTTCGTTATTTTGTTGATGCGGAAATTTGCCAGTTTATAGACACAGCATTTGGACAACACATTGCTAACCATGCAGACCCTTATGGTCGTGGTTACACATACTCTTCTATTCCAGGTATTGAAGAATACCCAGTAGTTGTTTATGCATCTACTTTGGCGCTCTACACATTAGCCACAGATGCATCTTTTGATATTGATATTACTGCTCCTGATGGAGTTCAGATTCCTCGTTCTGAACGTTACCGTCAGTTGATGCAAATGATTGAAGAACGCAAAGCCCAATACAAGGAACTCTGTTCAATGCTTGGTATTGGTATGTACAAGATTGATGTGTTTACTTTGCGCCGTACATCTAAAACTACTAATCGTTATGTACCAGTTTATCTTCCACAAGAAGTTGATGACCGTTCTATGCCTCAACGTGCACTTATACCAAGACCAAGTTATGGAAGTGGAATTTCTCCATCAGATGTACCTACATACGATTTAGTTATGTACGAAGGCGATTCTTTTGAAATAACTTTTGATTTTCCATTTGATGTTAATGACTACACTTTTGCTTCAGAAATTCGTTTGAATTATGGTGCACCAACAGTACTTGCTACATTTACTACAGAGTTAATTTCTACTGACAAAGTAAAACTTACCCTAACACCAACACAAACTAACTCACTTCCAGAACGTTCTTTCTGGGATATTCAAGCAACACTTGATGCTGACCCAAGTTATCAACAAACATATTTACGAGGTGCAGTATTTTGCACAAGACAGGTGACTGATTAATGGCAAGAATATCTAATTACTCAATGGCCTGTGGATGCGTAGGAACCTGTAGTTGTGCTGCACAAGGAATTATTGTTATCCCTGGACAAGGTGGTGCACGTGGTGCACAAGGTGTCCAGGGTGTTCAAGGAACTACAGGTTCACAAGGTACTGGAGTAAGCCTTCAAACTGTAGAAAACCTTATTGCTGGAGCCGCTTTAGATACAACAGATGATTTACCAGAAGGTGTTACCAACAAGTACTTTACGGTAGGCAGAGTTGCCTATATCCACACCCAGGGAGTGGCAAGTGATACCTGGACAATAAATCATAATTTAGGTTTTTATCCTAACCTTACAGTTGTAGATTCGGGTGGTACCATTTATGAAGGCGAAATTACATACACTAATACGGTCTCCCTTACGGTCACGTTTTCAGCAGCATTTAGTGGTAAAGCGTATTTATCCTAATTATTCAACTCTTTAAGGAGAGACCGTAATGGCAAGAAAATTTCTTACACCTATAGACCTTAACAAGTTAGAACTTCAAAATGCACGAGTTCAAAACTTAGCGTCAGCACCAGCCTCTCCTGTAGTTGGTCAAATTTATTTTGATACAAACCTAGGTTACCTTCGCTCATGGACTGGTTCTGCTTGGGTTAACACAAGCACAGGTGCACAGGGTGCAACAGGTACAACAGGCTCTCAAGGCACAACAGGTACGACAGGTTCTCAAGGTACTACAGGAACAACTGGTAGCCAGGGAACAACAGGTACTCAAGGAAATACTGGTAACACAGGTTCTCAAGGCACTACTGGTTCACAAGGTACAGTTGGTAGCCAAGGTACTAACGGAACTCAAGGAACAACTGGTACACAAGGAACAGTTGGTTCACAAGGAACTACTGGAACTCAAGGTACTGATGGTACTCAGGGAACTACAGGTACTCAAGGTACAACAGGTAACACTGGTTCCCAAGGTACAACAGGAACTACTGGTTCCCAAGGTTCAACTGGTAGCCAAGGAACTATAGGTTCTACTGGTTCTCAAGGAACAACAGGTAATACAGGCAGCCAAGGTACTACAGGTACAACAGGAAGCCAGGGTACTACTGGTACTACTGGTGCTCAAGGTACAACAGGTACTCAAGGTGGACAAGGAGATACTTATTCTTCTACATCCACAACATCATTTACATTAGGCGCAAGTGGTAGCCAAACAATTACTACCGCCTCAACTGTTTTAGATTATTCAGTAGGTCAAGACATTGTCGTTGCATACGACGTATCAAATATTCAATACGGTATTGTTTCTTCATACAGTGCTGGAACTTTAGTTTTTGAAAAAGTTAAGTTTATTGGTTCTGGAACATACTCATCATGGTCTGTAAACCTAGATGGTGCAGTTGGTGTTGCTGGAGCACAAGGTACTCAAGGTACGACTGGTTCACAAGGAACTACTGGTAGCCAAGGAACCACTGGTAGCCAAGGTACAACTGGTAGCCAAGGAACAACTGGTTCTACAGGTAGCCAAGGTACAACTGGTACAACTGGTAGCCAAGGAACCACAGGTCCTCAAGGAACTACTGGTACTACTGGTAGCCAAGGTACTACTGGAGCGCAAGGTACTACTGGTACTCAAGGTGCA